TGGGAAGCGCACTAATCTGTACGTCAGCCATGTCAACCCCTCACGGTGAACAGAATCACGTCGCCGCCTTCGGTGACTAGGGAATCGCCACTCTCCAAGCCACCACCGAAGAACAGGAACGACACTTTCGTGCGGAGAAGCGTCAGCAACCTGCCCATCAGACGGCCCGCGTGACAGCCTGAATGGTCCGCTCGGCCGCTTGATTCACGGGCGTGCCAGCCGTGCCCGAGCGGACCTTCACGAACGGCCAACCAGCGAACGCGCTCGGCTCAAGGCTCACGCCCAAGGACGCCGCAGCGCCACCAGCCGCGAGAATCGTGTATTCCTCACCATCCCAGTACAGAGGAACGAACGTGCTGTTATTGATGCTTACAGAGAAGGTGATAGGTGCCGCAGTCCAGGCAGCGGGCATTGCGAGGGCAACTAGAGAACGTCGCCCCCCATCCAGATCGAGCACTCCCGACAGCGCCGTTCCGTTAGGAATAACGGCAGCCTGGGGAGTAGCTTGTGCGTCAAAATACGGCATGTATGCTCCTTATGGCGGGATTAGACGTAGATTACTTGAACGAGAACAGAACCCGCAGTTGCCGTGCCGCCCGTGTTAGTCCACGTAGCGATAACGGGGATAGCTGCGGTTGCATACTCAAGAACCTTCTGATCGTTGTTGGTGCCAGTTGCGCTAAAGATGGTAGTCCCAGCAGCGCCGTCGGTGTCAAGGTCCACGGGGTCAATGTATTTGTCGGTGTTGCCCGTGATGCCAACTTCAAGCGTGTCCGTGGTGCCGTCGAACGGGTCAACCACAGTAGCCACAACCCCAAGGATAACCGAACCCGCAGGAACAGTACCCACCGCAGTAGTCGATGCGGTGCCGTCGGGGAGAGCGGTCACTAGAGTTTCAATGCGCTTGATAACCGCATCGGTATTAAGGATAACATCTTCGCTAACCGTAAGGTCCCCTGCAAGAGTCAGGGTGCCAAGAACTTCAGTATCCGAATCCACCATGACAAGGGGGGAAACGAAGGCAGTGCCTCCGTCAGTCTCAGAACGTTGTGCCATTTGATTCTCCAAAAAAACAGGGGAGAAGGAGTTGGACTCCCTCCCCCCGAATGGTGGTTAGTTGTAGAGAGCTTACGCTCCCTGAACACCCCAAAGACCGCGCCAATCGCTGTAGCCGAAGCTGTAGCGTTCGTACGCGAGGTGGAGCATCGACTGGTTCTCTTCACGGTCCTTCATGACCTGACGCATGGGCCAACGCTCAAAGTAGCGGAGGCGCGTCTGGGCCTTGGGAGCCAGGAGGAACCAATCGTTCTCGTCGGTCAGGTAGGACCAAGGAACAACCGTGAGGCCAGCCCCAGCCAGGACGTTCGTGGTGTTATCAGCCGAGTACGGAACCTTGTCGGTGCCAAGGATTTCCCGAGCGCGGTGCTCAAGCTGGTCAGGGACCAGGAGAGTACCCGCAGAGAACGGCGAGAAGATGTTGTCGTCAGCGCGGGTGCGCTTCAGAGCCGTGATAGCCTCTTTCAGGGCCGAGTGCGAGAGCGCACGGGCAGTGCCGAACATGTTAGCACCGGTGCCCCCGCCGATACCCGCGTACGGGTGGACCGTCGAGAAGAGGTTCTGACCGTCGCCGCCGGGAGAGGCAGTGAAGCCGAGGTTGAACAGGCTAGCCGCAACCGTCTCCTTGGTAGCACGGGCCGCACGAGCGAGCATCTGCGGGAACTGGTCAATGACACCCGAGTACAGGTTGTCGTCAACAAGCTCCTGCGAAAGCTGGTACCCAAGACCCCACTTGCGGTGGACGTACTTGGTCGTGTAGCCTTCGTTCGCGTCACGCAGTTCGATGTCTTCCAGTTCGTTGTAGTTCTGGAACTGCTCAAACCCGGACCAGCTAAGGTCCTCTTCGTAAGCGCGGTCCGAGGACTCAAGGTTGTAGAACTCGCTCCACATTTGCGGAGCCTCGTTATAAGCCGTGTGGAAAACCTGGTTAAGCCCAGGAGCCAGAAGCTTGGAGAAAGTACCAGTCACCATCATTACGAAACCACCTGGCGGTTAGCGGGAAGAACGATAAAAGTGCACGCGGGGTTAATGTCGCCCGTGACAACTCCATCGTCAAAGCCAAGAACCTTGACGCGGACCGTCGAGGTTTGCGAGCGGTCAACCGTCCAGTAGCCAGTGGCATCCTCAACAAGTCCGAACTCGTCGTTGATATCAGTGCCTACGTTTACGGTACCTTCAAGGGTACCACGGAAAACCCCCGTCGCCAGAGCAACAGGTACGGAAGGAAGAACGTTACCAAGCGTGTTAGTCTGCCACGCATACGAGGCGGCACTTGCGGTGAAGAACCCCAGGATAACGGCGGGGTTAGCCCCACCCTCATCCACGGTTCCGTCACTCGTCAGTAGAGCGGGTGCTCCTTTCAGGAAATCTTGTGCAGCTCCCAGGGGGTACGTGACATAACGATAGGACTCGTTACGAATCACCGGGGAGATGGGTTGAATTGCAAAAGTAGCCATTTATGGCCTCCGTTAGAGTCTAATCTGCAACTCGTTTGTCATCGGAGTTTTGCCAATGCCTACCCCAGCGTTGTCGAATTGCGAGCGTTGCTTGCCGTCCAAGTCCTTGAAGAACTTGAGTTGCTTGCCGCGCTTCGCATCGAGCTGTTGACGCCAGAGAACACGAGGCATACGGACGAGTACATTGTCTCCGTAAACGAGGTACGAGCCTTCTTGACGAACCAGGCTCAAGATATGCGGGGGATAGCGGTTCGCTTTTACCCCACCTTCAAGAACATCTAGCGTGACCAGTTCATACCCTTTAGCACGTTTGTCCGAGATATCCGTTCCAGTGTGTGCCGCCCACGTCCAAACCCATTCCCGGTCGTAAAACTTGTTGAAGCTACCATCGGGAGCAAAGGATTCGTTCATGGCTAGTTCCATCAGCGATTGCCGATAGATGTGCTGTTGGTCGCGGACTTCCAGGGTATACCCTTTGGGGAGTCTATCTCCCATGTCGCCATCCAGGTTCGCTTGAGCCAGGAGGCCATCCACATACCGCTGAGCAGCGGGCTTATTCTCGAAACGTTGCCCATCAACTTCGTACTTGCCGAAGCCCATGTGCTTGATATCGCGAGATACAACGGGAGTAGCGTCAGTCGTAATCGTCTCAGCCATTATTGATTCTCCATGGAGCGGAGGCCATCAGCATACTGCTGCGGCGTCATGCCGAACCGCTCAGCCATGCGAATCTGCTGAGGCGTGAGGTTCGGGGTTTGAGGTTTGCCAAAGTTCTGACCACCATTGCCAGGCCGTTCAGAGAACGGAGTGGGCTGGGGCGGCTGTTGGAATTGGGCAGGAGGGGCGTACTGACGCGCCTGCTGCTTAGCCATGAACTCTAGGGTGCCAAGTACCTGGGGATTCATAACGTCGTAGCCCCGCTGAACAGCGGTGTTGACGAGGTTATCAAAGGCAGGCTTAGCGGCGGCAAACTCAGGGTCAGACTGTCGCTGTTGAGCATATGCGCTGACGTGCTGATTGACGTACTGCTGTTGAATCGGCGTGATTTGGGCACGTACATTCTTAGAATATTCCTCTAGCATCGGGCGACCAACGGACTCCACTGCTTGACGTACGAAATCGGCAAGAGCCGTTACGCCTTCATTGGAGATTCGTTTCTGCCACTGCTGTCGAGAGGTGGGGTCTTTGGTAACGGTTTCCAGCCAAGACTGAACCGCTGCCTGCTGAGCCTGGGGAACGGGAGCCTGTTGAGACTGTACCATTCCGGTGGGGCCGACCACCTGCTGTTGCGACTGCTGCATTTGGAAATTCTGAATCTGCTGTTGCAACTGGTTGCGCTGTTGAATGACCTCATCGAATCTGTCCCGAGGGATGTACTGCTCTCGTGCAGGTTCTTGAGGTGCTTCTTGCCCCACGTTCGTTTGGGGTTGAACGCCAACTTCAGTCTGCCGGGGCAGGACCGACGAGGCCTGTGCCGCCTTCCGTTCCCGGTATTGTGCAAGAGCACTAATCTCGGTGTTCGGAACCTGCGCTTGGTTTTCCGTCTGGGCAGGAGCGTTATTCGGTTGGGGAGCCTGGTAGTTGTCTTCTGGCACTAAAGCCTCCACGGAGGACGAGGCCGGGTTACCGTCCATAAGTACTATTATACCACAGATTCATTCATTTGTCAAGCCCTGCGACTAATAGTCCGATTGTGTTTCTCTACCCTATCTTCCACAAGACTGAGAAACTGCTTGTGGGACGCGATTGCTTCTGACTTAGCCTCCTTTCTGATTAGGTCAAACTCAGTGGTGGATGGAGTGAGCACCTGGGAATAGAGTCCTTGGAGGTATTTATCCAGCTCCTTCCGAAGGACTCGCCACCCAGGATGTGTCGTCAGTTCTGATAGAAGGTCAAGCTCACTATCCACTGGACTGAGCCTGCTTAGCTTGCTCCATGGCTTGCTCTGCCCCTTGCTGCATCCCTTGTTGGAACGCCTGCTGAAGCTGCTGTTGCATCACAGACCACGGGGGACCGAGCACCTCATCCCTGTTCGTAATCTCAAACTCCCCAAAGATGTCCTTGAGTAGAACCTGGATGCCATCGGGGAAGAACTGCGAGAGGGGACCGGACGCAGCTTGCAGGAGCATGAGCTTCTGCTGGCGTCGTGCTTCCTTGCTAGCGTCGGACAGTTCACCATGGGGACGGAACTCAAAGGGCATCAGGCCGTTGGTCGTCGGCCCCATCTGCACCTTGGTAATCGTCAGCATCTTGTCCTCAGCCGTGAAGAAGTCGAGGAACGGACGGTACTGGTACAGGAGCCACCACATCGCCCAGGCCAGCTTCTTCATGCCGCCCTGTTGGAACCGGCTAACCATCACGTCCATGCGGGCAAGGCCCTCAGAGGTGACCCGGTTGACTTCCGTCGCTGTGCGGTTCTGTGCGGGAGAGCGTCCCATGAAGTAGTCGCTCATGCCAGTGACTCGCTCAACAAAGGCCAGGGTGTCTTGCTCGTGGGCGAACAGACTGGAAGGAACGTCGCCTAGCTGCATCTGGAAGATAGCCGCTGGGTCAGTGAAGTCAATGACCTGAGCGGGCTGCCAGGGAGTCTCTTCGGGGTCCCAAGGCTCACCATGTCGGCGCATGATAGGCGGCGCAATACGGATGGCAATAGCGTCAGCCCGCATGTTGTGGAGTGCCGTCAGTTCCTCTTGGGCCGACTCAAGCATCTCCGGGAGGCTACGCCCCCAGAAGAAGTTAGCCCGAGGGTACACGTTGAAGTCGATGTACGGGGGCCTACCGTACTGGTAAGGGTACGGCTCAAGACGAAGCAAGACGCCGTGCGCAGGCGAGAAGGTCATCAGTGCAGGCACAGGGCCGTCACCGAAGTCATAAGGCCCGTAGACCTCCACAATCTCGTACTGGTTCGTCTCTTCATACTTGGAGGACGAGTGGTTCACAGTGACCAGGTTGAAGGGCAGAGCCGTGCGGTTGTGTACTGAATCCCCCTGGGTCTTTGCGAGGAGCCGGTCCACATTGAAGTAGAAGCCCTGGTCTTGGCGAGCAAGCATCTGCTGGTGGTTCAGGAACACTCGGTGCCCCACGTACACTGCGTCATCAATCGTGGGGGAATCTGCCGGGATGAGGATGAAGTCCGTCAGCGGGACGTGGTAGGCCCCAGGACCATCGTACTCGATAACCTCCCCTCCCATAGACTGCCCGGTGTTGGGGTCAATCTGTTGGGGAATCTGTGCCGTCTTGCGCAGCCAGTCGAGCTTGAGTACCCCAGTGCCCTCAATCAGCATGTTCATGATGAGGCCGTCAAGCACTATGGGTAGGCCCATTTCATCGGCCCAGTAGTCCAGATACTTCTCAGCCACGTGCGCTGTGTCGTGCGCAGATGATGTCCGAGCGTTTGTCAGCCAGAGGGGGTCCACATCGAACACCGCTTTGGTAATCCGAGCGTGGATGCTATCCACCGTGGACATGATGAGGGGAACGTTGAAGTTCGCTGCATCAGGCCAGGGAAAATTCTTCTTCTCTTTCTGTGAAGTTTCGTACAGAGAGTGCCACTTTTCGATGCTAGAGTGCAGGGACGACACGCTCGACTTGAAGTTGTCGTACTCCGAATTCAGCTTGTTGACAAGTTCTTCTTGGGCGTCCTCGTCAATCGGGGGAGGAAGCGGGGCACCTGGTACCCCAGGAATCTGCGAGGGGTCCATCTGCCCGGGGGTGTCCATCGGGTCCATCATTGGGTCCATAGATTGGTCCATTAGTAGTGTTTCTCCTCCCGGAACATGCGCATGTTTTCCAGGTCAACATGTAGCACTATGAGTCCTTGGTCAGGCGGCGGGTAACCCTTCTTGCCAGTATAATCCACGTAACCCTCAAGTTTAGGAGTAAGGAAGCTCGTAGCGATAATCGACGCGATATCTCGGTACGCAAGCCCAACTGCGCCCCGCCTCGGTAGCGAATATCGGGGGGTGATTTGAGCTGCGTGGTTATGAATGTGCCCTGCGATATATACGTCAGCGTCCACGAGGGTCGCCATTCCCGCAGCAGCATTAAGTTTTGCACCCGGTGAGCGGCCTCCCGATACGATATGACGGGCGTATACCACCAACGCCCTACTCTTCCCGCCCAAGTCACAGTTAAGTCGGACCAAACCTTCCCCGTCGAGGTACGATGCGCCTGAGATACTCGCAAGGTAATTAGAAATTCCCGCCCACTTGAGGAACTCATCGTGGTTGCCTTTGACAACTGCTCCTGGTCTTGCGCGTAGTGGCTCAAATAGTTCACCCATTTTCTGTTGAGCTTGGAACATGTAGTCGGAACCCTTGTAGCGGTCTTGGATAACGTCGGGGTCATACTTGTTCATGTCGGGGGTTCGTCCCTCGACTACATCCCCTGCGAACACCCAGAAGCTATTAGGGTCTGCCACAATGTCCTTGACGTACCGACGGAACCTAGTCTCATCGAAGTGAATCTTCTCAATGTGCATGTCCCCTATAGGGTAGATGCGGATTTTCCTAGCGGAGTCAGCGCGGATATCTGCTTCAGCAATTCTCAAGGTTATCGCCCGTAAAGCCCAGCGGTTGTGCTAGGCCCCTTTCGTGTGGATTTGAGGGGAATGAATTGCCGCTCATCGTCGTCATCTTTGGGCATCCTTTCCCCCTTGATTTTGTAAGACGCATCGTTCCTCCATAGGTACCTAACGGACCAGACGGCATATCCGATAGCGTCGAGGGCGTGGTTGTTCTTGTCGATAGGGTTACGGAGTTTATCCCGCAGTAGCCTATCCCCTTCCGGGTACTGATATGTTTGCAGCTCGTTTCTTACGTCAGGAGCACGTTGGCTCACCTTGAACCGATAGTTGTCGGTGAACATCGCCATCTCTCGGATGCGGTCTTCAATCTTCGGTTTGACCACCGGGAGGACGGGTAGGCCCCGCGACCTCAAGTCAGCAATCGCGTCTGGCCTAGAGGAGTCAGCATACCATGTGCCAACCTTGTACCGCTCTCCAAGTTCTGCGATTGCCAGGGCAAAGTCGTTGGGTTCAAGGCGTGACTCGTAAAGCCCATCAATGACGTACCATACTCCATCTTTGTAACCCAGAACGTAAGCGGCTGCTGGGTCTGTCCATCCAAAGTCGATACCTCCAATCATAATGGAAAACTCGTTTGGGTCTGGAAGCTGGGTCACGGGGAGGTAGTTTGCCTCATCCCATTCGTAGACCAAGCCTTCGTAGCTTACAAACTCACCAAAGACTTCTTGGCGTCCGAAGATGCTACCTGCCCCGTACTGGTCCTCAAGCTCCTGTACAGCCTCTTGGGAGAGGTTATCAACGTTATCCCACGTCGAACCCATCACGGTGGCGTAGGCGGGGTTGTACAGTTGAGGGTCATGGTCTGGATGCCCAGGGGGACAAGACTTCAGGTAGATGGAATTGTAAATCCAATTCTGCTTACCCCGTGGGGTGGTGGTCCCGAGGAAGTTACCCCGAGACGCAAGCAACGTAGGCATCAAGATGTTGAACGATTCCTTACTGCCCTTTGCAACCTCGTCGTACCATACCGCAGAGAACGTGGGACCACGGAGGGCATCCGGGTCGTCCGAGGAGTGGACTTCGATGAGCCACCCGTTCGGGAACTGGTACGTCGGGATGGGTTGCTTCCGGTGTGTGACCTTCTTCCAC